ATGACCGCAACGACCGCCCCAGCCTCCACTGGAACCGTCCTGGGTTACGCGCGTGTGAGCACCGCGCATCAGTCTCTCGACCAGCAGCGGGATGCTCTCGTTGCTGCCGGTGTGGACGAGTCTCGGGTCTACAGCGACAAGCTGTCAGGCACCTCGACGCGGGAGCAGCGCCCCGGCCTGGCTGCTCTGCTCGACTACGCCCGCGAAGGTGACGCCATCGTGGTGGTAGGCATCGACCGACTGGGCCGCAATGCCGCCGAAGTCATGACCACCATTAGGGAACTTGGTGAGCGTGGCATCGTGCTGCGGTCGCTGCGGGAGGGCATCGACACTTCGAACGCTGCGGGCCGGATGGTCGCAGGCGTGCTGGCGAGCCTCGCTGAACTTGAACTGGAACTCGGTCGTGAGCGTCGTGCGGCTTCGCGTGAAGCGCGGCGGGCGCGGGGGCAGTCGATTGGTCGCCCGAAAGCGCTGGACGACAACAAGATCGCGCTTGCTCGCCGGATGCACGCCAGCGGGGAGCCTGCTACCACCATTGCCTCCGCGCTCGGGGTGTCGCGGGCGACGGTCTACCGTGTGCTGGCTGACAGCTGATGGGGGTGGGGGGTGCCCTGATGCGGCACCCCCGTACCGCCTCGTACGGCCAGCGACCGTTCTCTCTCTGGGATTAGCACGCTACAGCAGGTCTCAGCATGGCCCCGAAGGGCAAGTTTGTAGATAGATCATAGAGGACAGCACGCATCGCTGCTGGTGGACGAGTTATGACACGTTGACGAGCGACGCCTCTCGGCACAAAAAACGTTTGGCATCAACGCAATCTCACGCAGATTTGCGTGACTGTTGAACGCGTTTCGCATACCCGGCGCTGGGGGCGCTTCTCAAGACGTGCTCAGGCACACGCAAGAACGACCGGCAGGAATCCGGCCCCAGAACCCCGTACCTGATCGCTGAATCTATGTGGTGTGTCAGGTTGCGATGCTTGTCCGGGCCACCGTACAGAAGTTTGGCCAGTTCGCCGCGTCGAAATGAAGCGATGCCGGTTTCATCGCAAAGCCCTAAAGCCAAGTACTGCAAGCGCTGCCACGCCGGTAAGGGAACCCTGGTGTCAGTCGCCCAGTCGATAAGTACATGCTGAGGGATTCCAATCCAACTCGGCTCTTGTTCTTTCAACACTTCGTTGCCTACGCCCTAGCGAACTGCTCGTCTAGCCACGCTATGACGTCAGAATGCCTGTAGCGCAGTGCCTTACCGATCCGAGCACCCTTCGGACCCTTACCGATCTGACGCCAGTAGTAAGCCGTCGATTCGGAGATGCCCAACAGTTCGCACATCTCGGTCAATGTCATTAGTTGCTGTTCCTGCATGTCAGCAACCGTAGGATGATTTTCGCGAAAAACCGGAAAGTGTCCGGAACTTCGGACACGTTGGTCCCGAGAACGTGCCGTGACCTGCGGCCCGGTGTCCGGGCAGTCGGACTCCTACCGGCGCGTAGCCGCTTCCATCGCAGCTGCCAAGTTGTCGAAGTCATCCGGCAGCATGTGGCTGTATACATTCATGGTGACGGTTGGGTTACGGTGCCCCAGTAGCTTTTGCACGGTCACCACAGATGCGCCTGACGCCAGCGCTAGCGACCCGGCAGTGTGCCGCAGCGTATTCGGCGTAACATCCCCTGCGCCGAGCTTCGCAACGGCCTTATCGAACTGCCAGCGGAACCGACCCAACGTCATCGCGCCCCCGCCAGCGCCCGGAAACAAGTACTCGGACGGGTCACGGTCGGCTACTAGGCTCCGCAGTTCGTTCAACAGTGCGGTCGTCAAAATCGGCACGGAGCGTCGCTGGTGGGTCTTCGTGTCGCCCTCTATGTGGCCCTGGCGCTGAACGTAAGTTCTGCCTTTAGCCACCGAGATTCGCTTACGTGCTAGATCAACGTCGCCGACGCGGAGCGCGATGCACTCGCCAAACCTCATACCCGTATAAGCCAGAAACCGAACCATTGACGCCATGTCACCGCTATCGTCCGCAAGCTGGCGCACCTGCTCATGAGACAGCGCCAGCTCTTTCCCCTGCGGCTTGCGCGGCAACTCAATGTTCTCAGCCGGATTGACGGCTAGGTACTTGGCGCGAACCGCGTATGAGAGCACCTGACGCACTACCTGGTAGGAGTGGATCACGCGAGCCGCGGACAGGCCGGTCTCCTGAATCCCGTCGTCGCCGTTAGCGCCCTTAACTCGCTTAGGCTGTTTGCGCGCAGCCGGATCAGTGGACAGCCATGTCACCCACATCTGTAGCCGCTCATGGTCGATGTCCCGTAGCCGCTCGTCTCTCCATTTGGGCAGGACCACCACATCAAGCAATCCCCTGTACCCGGCAACCGTCTTAGGTGCCCGATTAGCCGCCTTAGCGCTTAGCCACGCTTCGGCCACCGTGCCGAATGTGACAGCGGAGCGGTGAGGATCGGCATAGGTACCGGTGTTCAGCGCCGTCGTGGTGCCGTCAATGTGACGCTTCGCATCAGCGCGCCGGTCAAACGCTTTCGTACGTTCCTGTCCGTCGTGGTCCACCCACCGAGCTAGCCAACGCTTGCCCTTGCCGTGACGCACGGTGCAAACCAGCGCGCCACTCTTGCCGTGCTTCGGGTCGGTACACCAGACCGGGCCGGGCATGTTGTCAGCAGGCCAGTTGACCCGCTCACCGCGCCGCGCTGGCCGATGCCAACGATCCTCTTCGCCTGCCCGGACGCCGCGCTTGGTCGGTGTGCTCATGGGCCGCAGTCTAGAGACTCCTGCGGACTGCGTGCGGACTGACACATCGTTCATTGCGGGTTGTGTCAGCATATCACCAGTTCAGGGGTGCCCCCAGTCGGACTCGAACCGACACTTGGCGGATTTTAAGTCCGCATCTTTGGTATGATTAGAGCAGCTCATAAACGCATGACACCAGGTAGATGGTGGTTGTATTACCCACTGCATACATACTGTGTACACGTAGATGTGTACAGTATTGGATACATTGAGAGGGTGGACGGTGGCATTCACATCCAAGAAGAAGCGACCGCCGCGTGCCAAGGGTGAGGGCAGCATCTTCCAGCGGGCCGATGGAATGTGGGTCGGTTCGATCGAGGCGCCCCCCGACGAGACCGGGAAGCGGCGCCAGAAGCGTGTCTACAGCAAGGACTACCGCACCCTCGTAGCCCGATTGGATGAATTGAAAGCCGAATCGTCAGATGGCTTCAACCTCGACAGGACTATGACGGTCGCCAAGTGGCTCGACTACTGGCTTCCGAACGTCCATAGAGAACGTATCCGCCCCACCACCTACCGCGACTACGGGCACACCATCAACAACATCGCCAGCGCCATAGGGCATAAGAAGCTGATCGAACTGACGCCGGCTGATGTTCGGCGCATGCACACGCTCATCGGCAAGGGTGCGCGGCGCACGCAAAAGGCTCACGTGGTGTTGCACAAGGCCCTCAAGGATGCGGTCGCAGAGGGTCTTATCAAACGGAACGTCGCCGCCCCGGTGGATGCGCCCGAAGTATCCAAGGGTGATCGGACGGCGCTATCTATCGGCGACGTGCACAAGCTGCTCGCGTACGCGGTCAAACACCGCAATCAGATGGAGGCCACCCGGTGGTTATTCCTCTTCCTTACGGGGACTCGGCAAGGTGAATCGCTTGGGCTGACATGGGATCGAGTGGACCTCAAAGGCGGGGCGGTGGACATCACTTGGCAGCTACAGCAGCTCAAGCGCGCACACGGCTGCGGTGAAAAGGTCGGCGAGAAGTGGCCGTGTGGTCGCAAGAATGGTGGCCACTGCACCGACCCGAAATGGGATATGCCCGTGAAGTTTGAGTACGAACCGCTACATGCATCCCTGGCGCTAACCCGACCTAAATCAGAGGCGGGGAAGCGGTGGGTGCCCGTCATTGAGCCGCTACGGCTGGCACTGGCGCAGCTCCGCGAGAAGGATTGCGGACCCAATCCGCATAACCTTGTGTTCCACCGCGCCGACGGCGCACCAGTCATTCCGAATGACGATAACCAGGCATGGCACAAACTCCTGCGGGACGCCGGGATCATCGGGGAGGGCGAGACCATGCCGCTGCATAGCACCCGCCACACCACCGCCACAGTGCTGCGCGCCGCGGGCGCGGACGAGCAGACTCGCATGGAGATCCTGGGACACAACTCCCCGGAAGTCACGAGGATCTACGCACACGCCGATCAGGCAAGGAACTCGACGATGATGGACGCCCTCGCAGTGCTAGTGCCAGGCAGCTGATTCGAAACCAACCACCGGAAACGCAAAAAAGCCCCCGGCTCAACCATGCTGGGGGGAAGCACGGGAGCCGGGGGCGGCTGTGAAGTATGGGGCTAACCAGATTCGATTGCGGTCTGTTCTACCTGAACGTCGATCACGCCAGGCTCTTCCGGGGTGATGTCCTGGCCATCGTTTCCGAACCGCGTGACGAGCAGGACGTGAGTGTTCTCGCATTCGCCGAATACCTCGCGGGCCAATTCGGTGGCGGGTGGGTCCTCATGGCCCTCGGATACCCAGCTGTTGCTGCCGATCTGATGGCGGCATGCCGGGGCGATGTATAGGTTCGCATCACTCATTGGCGATTCGCCGTCTTCGGTCATCACAAGCATGTCGTCTGGCAAGTCCTTGATTGCCTTACGCAGCTGAGCGACGGTGAACATACCCCAATTCTATTGGCGGTAAGCGCTAACAGCGGGGTTTACTTGCGGAGCTTGTCTATCCGCTTGCCGATGGTGTCGAGTTCGTCGCGGTGGTCACGGATATCCCCGGCTAGATCGCCCACACGGTCCATGAGGCCACCTACGTCTTTGATCAGGCCGCCGATCTCTTTCCCTTGATGCTCTTGTCGTTGGGCGATCAGATTGATGCCGTTCAGTACGTCCGTGAGGTCGTCGCGCAGGTTGGTTTCGTGAGAGTTCTCCACCTGCCCCCTGACGGCTTTGACTTCGGAGGCCATTTTCCCAATATGCTTGCGGTTGGCGAGATACCCGGTGAGCCAAGCCCCGGCGATGGGTCCGGCTACGACTAGGAAGACGGCTAGTAGTTCGATCGGTGAATCGATCCCCGCGACATTCACCGCGAAGTACCCGCCGCCGCAGTGCTCCTGGATAACTCACATGCAGACATAGCGGTGTCCTCTCATTTCAGTGAAGCCAACAAATGGATTAGGTCAAGCTGTTCAGGGATGAACCGCAGCAGACCGGTGGTGCGCAGCAGATGCACTGCCACTACCCCGATCACCGCTGAGCTGAGGAACATGTGGGACTGCCCGTAGCGTGTAGTGGCGTCCGACAGCAGCTCCCCAGGTGGGCAAGCTATCTCGTAGGCGACGATCCCAGCAGCCATAGTGATCCACGCCCAATCAGATGGATGTAAAGCCATGGGAACCCTCCCCGATTAGGTTGTGGATAAGGTAGAAACACGCAGGCGGCGGGCTATTTTGTCCGCGACGCCGGATACATCGATCGCCGTCGGCGACGAAAAGCCGGTGGCAATCGTTGTTCCATACGAAAAGTACACAGACCTCCTGAAGGCATGGGCCGACCTTCAGTTGGATGGAAAGCGTTGAGGCGGGGAGAAACCCCCGAGCCTCAACGATCCAGGCTGCTCGCAGCCGCCACACAAGCCGACATGGCCACAGAAGACCTCCGCGCCGCTGTCCGTGAAGCGAAAGCCGCCGGAGGCTCAGTGCGGGAGATTGCCGCGCTAATTAACCGATCCACCAACACGGTGCAGCGTTGGCTTAGGGGCTAAGCGCGGAACCAGTCGAGGACTGGATTCAGGTCGTACGTCCCGTGGGCTTCCAGATGGGCGATGCCTTGGAAGGTCCGCACGATGGCCCATACGATGTCGATCAGCCCGTCGAATGGGTTGATGAAGAGGTCCATGATTCGGGCCACTATCGAGGAAGCCCCACCGGTCCACGAGGATTGGGTGATTATGCGGGCTATCGCTGTCATGTTGACCCCGGCTTCATCCAACCGGTTCTCGGCGTACCAGTCGCGGGTGCGGGCATGCTCTTGCCACTTCCCCGCCAGCTCGGGGTATTTCAGGAAGTCAAAGTGCCAGTCCATGATCCCCTGAGTGTTGGGCTGGGGCGGGTCGGGAACCCAAGGGGCGCACTGGTTGATCAGGCGGTAGGGGTTCCCGAAAGCTATGCCCTTGCGGAAGTCCTTCAGCCGGTAATGCAACCTGCCATTGACGGGTAGAACATGCTTTTCCATGACCTCGCAGCCAACCATCGCACCCTGGCTGAAGATCGCCAGATTCCACGGCGTTCCTTCGGGGAATGGTGTGCCGTCATCAAACAGCTTAGTATCCAAACGGTTCACGAGTTCGTCCACACCGGACTGGTTGTTGAACGGCAGCCGTACGTTGTCGTAGCCGGTGGGCCGCCACACCGCCCGCCCTTCACGCTCCAAAGTAGAGGCCACGAAAGCGCAAGGCCCGACAAACATGTCGGACAGATGTCCCTCGACCGTGAAGAACAGCGGCGTCAAACCCAGCTTCACCAGATCCGCTTGAGAAACCTCGCCCGTCTGGGGTTGGTTTGTGCGGCGCTGGTATTCCTTCTGGACCGCCTGGTCGTCGTACCCGAAATACGAATCAACCTTCAGCGGTCCCCCGTCAGCGGCTTTCGCGTAGGAGGCGTAGCGGGCCAACATGACCCGCTGCCACCTCGCTACTACCTCCCCATGGGAACCGAGGGTGAGGATCACTCAGTCACGCTCTTGATGACCTCGGCAGCCAGCGGGCCGAGGGAAACCTGCGGGCCGACGACATTGCCTACGGTGGCCTGAATCTTGGTGATGCTGTCCACGGCAACCTGGGTGGCGGCGGCAAGCTGGTCCTGCGCGGCCTGCGCGGTGGAGTTCAGCTGCGCCTGGATGTCCTGCAAGCTGGTCACGGCCTTGTCCGCTGCAGCACCGGGGGCGTTCTTGATCTGCTTGTGCAGCACCACGCCCGCTGTCCCGAGACCGGCCACGCCGAAGACGCCACCAATGGCGATGACCGCGTTGACCCAAGACTGCCCGACCGTGTCACTGACCACACCCGAAGTGACCAAGATGGGAATAATCGACAGAGCTGCCGCGCCAATGAGGTAGTACCACTTACGAATCTGGTCTGTCATGACTGTCCCTTCTGAGAGATGAACTCCTGCAGGACTGCAGGGTTGGTGGCCTCGAGCTCGGCGAGGAATGCCTTGGCATGGGCGACTGCGGCGGCGTCAGTGCGCGATCCCTGCCCGGCGGCCACACGAGCAATACGGCCGATGGCCTCGAGGTCTCCGAGCTTGGCGTCGGCCTCGACGGTCAGGTCCTTATGTGCAGCTCCGTCGATCGACTGAATCAGCTGCACCAGGTTGTAGATCGGGCCTTCGCCCGGTGTGGCGTACATGGACACCGATCCCACTGTGGGCTGAGTGAATAGCCGATAGAGGGTGTCCCACTGGTCCTGTGGCACTTGGGCCATGTCTTCATCTCCTAGATTGCTGAGTCGGGCGTAGATCTGCTGGGCCTCGGTGTAGCGCTCGTCGTAGCGGTACGGGAAAGCACTCACCTGCACGGCCTGCGCCCATCCGCCGGGCGTACGAGAGTTGGAGTTGTAGTCGAAGTCGGTCAGACCGCGCTGCCCGCTGTGTCCGCCAAGGAAGAACAGCCGCGCCGACAGAGTGGGGTCCATGGTTTCCGACAAAGGACCCCATGCCTGGCGCTGCTGGAACAGCCCAGTGGAGTCGTGGTCGCTACCGACTTTCTCGTGTGGGTAGCCGAGGCTCGCAGGGACATTGCTGTTCGCGTACATCGTGAGGTTGGTTTCCACCAGCTCCACCGCGATGGCGATGCAGATTCCCTTGGGGGTGATGCCGAGTCGCTTACCCTCGTTGATAGTCGCTAGCGCGTGTCGATCCTTGGTTGACAGCACCACCGAGTTGCCGCGCCGGAACGTGGAGAATCCGTCGGCGCGGATCTTGCGGGCGATGAAGTCTGCAGTATGCGGATTCTGGTAGGTGTTAATGTCACCGCCATTGGCGAGGCTCGCTAGCTGAAAGTGCATCGCATCTTTAGGATCTGACCAGTCATTGCCCCAGAAGACGGTCCCCTCGTAGAACGCCTGTATTTCCTTTATGGTGGCGATCTGCGCGGCACTAAACCCGGCATTTACGACCTGAAAGGGATGGCTTTCCCAGTTCAGATCCATCGCCGTACCTGACAGGTGATTCGACGTGGACACCGAGTTGGTCGGCGTCCAGCACGCCGAGTCCGGGTCACGCAGCGGCTCAACATATGCGTTGAAATCCGCTGCGAACGCCCGCAGAATCGCCAACGGATGCCCGTTCTGAATCTGCAGACTCACCGATGTACCCGGCACGGTGACCCAGGTGCACTCGTCACCGTTGACCATGGGCCAGCCGTTACTTGAGAACGAATTTCCATACACGACCCGCGGCATCAGATGCCTCCAATCCGGGGATCGAGCCCTGGCCGACCCGCCGACACCCAGCGGGAGCGCCGGAACCACACTCCGAACCCGAACCCCGCCAACCCGATAGCGGCGTAGAAGGCGGGGTACCGCAGCAGTTGAGAGAACATGCGACCTCTTTCGGGCATTAAAAAAGACCCCGCACTAGCGAGGCCCACAAGGAGATGCGTGCTAAGCGAATGTCACCGTGTAGATCGGCGAAGGAGTTCCGTCACCGTCAATCGTGAGTGAGTTGCCGTTGGTAGTCACCACATCGGCAGGGGTGTTGTCTAAGAGCACGTAGCACATCACGTTGCCGCCAAGCTCGTAGAGAACCGCGTAGCGTGCTGTGATGCTCCCGCCTGATGCAGTCCACGATGGGTTGGTGGCGAAAGTTACGGATGGGATGGTTGTTCCACCGATGGTGAGCGACACAGCGACACCGCCTGTGGTGTAACCATTTCCGTTCGCCACTTCATTGGTGACACCAGCCCATGTGGTGGTTGATGCACCGATATTGGATGAAGCGGTTACCAGGGCAACTCGCCAGGTATCGGAGTCCACATCGAACGTGCCGTCTATGACGTTCTTCCGCGCCGCAGTCGGATACGTCCATGTTCCTGCAGTCATTGGGGTGTCCTTTCGTTAGTTGATGATTTCGACGGTTGCTGCCGCGTAGTTCTGGCCGGACTGTCCACCCGTCTGAGCCACAGATCCATCGGTGGTGGTCACGTTCTTAGTGTTGAAGGCAGAGGCCGAAACGAACGCCGCACCCGATGACGCCTGGCGCGTGTATCCCGCTGGCGCGGCATCCCATCCGCCCGCCCCCAAGCTGGCGTGCCCATGGAAATGCAGCAGCACAGAGGATCCGTCCGTGTGGGTCAATGTCACCGACGGCGCAGTGGATGAGGCGCCGGTTCCAGCGGCTTGGGCATGACCACCGATCGGCGAGGATGTGTTTTGATCCCGTATCACCACCGCGATCATGTGGGAGGCGCTACCCCATGAACCAGACGTTGTATTGGTCGCAGTAGCTTTGAAATACGCCGTGGCACAGCCCGAGCCGCTGCCGCTGTTGGCATTGTCGATATAGGTGTAGTCCGGTACCGTGCCACCCGCCGACGGCTTGGTGGGCGCAGACGTTGAGAACGGGTTGTACGCGAACAGAACGATCAGATCGCCAACTTGATGCGTGGGAATTGTGACCGAACTGCTCGCATTTCCGTTGGCGCCAACAAAGGACACGGTGTGGATGGTGGTGACCACAGGCGTACCGCCCGCGATGGTCACAGTGGCCCCTGCGGGCGCTACCCGCGTATCGATAACCGGGCGTCCACCCGTGATGGTCAGAGACGCGGCAGGTGGAGGGTACCGAACATCTATCGATGGGCGTCCGCCTGTAATAGTCACAGTGGCGGGCGTCGGGGCTATCTGTGCAGCGAGCGACGGAGTGCCCCCGGTGACGGTCACAGCCGCAGCGGTAGGTGTCACGATTGGTCCCGTAGTCACCACGGGCCGCCCACCGGTAATGGTCACCGATGCGCCAGCCGGGGAAACTATGTTGTTCTGGGACTGAACAATCGACGGGGTGCCGCCCGTAATAGTCAACTCCGCCGGTGAGGGCGACACGACGCTACCTACCCTGATGAGCGGCTGCCCGCCGGTGATAGTGAGTTGGGCTGGAGTGGGCTGGATTGGCGGGCCGTCCACACTTGGCCGCCCGCCGGTCACGGTTATGACTGCCGGACTCGGGGAGATGTGGTTGTCTTGCGTTGCCGTGACCTGTGGGCGCCCGCCAGTGAGCGTGAGTGTTGCGCCCGTAGTCTCGATGAATGTTTCGGCCCACCAGCCGGTTACACCAGCCATAGCTAGATGCGGAAGATCCGACTAGCCCCGTTGTCCCAGGTGACCGTTATGTTGGTGCCATCGGGGATCACTGGCAACCCGGATGCTGTGTCGTACAACGCGACAAGCTGCGATGTGCCAGCGGTGCCGGTGTCTTGGTAGATGATCCAGCGCACAATCGTTGCACCAGTGACAGTCGGGAACACGACATCAGCGGCATCCGCGACACCAGCCGTCCACGACTTACCAGACAAGTTTGAGGATGTGCACACGATCCCCGTGATATCCGAAAGGTACTGGTGGGTTGCGATATTGGGGGTATACGTGGCGTCCACTCCGCAGACTTTGAAGTTCTGCACTTCCCAGTCCAGGTCGCCCTTAAGGAATGCCTCCCGGGCGTGATCGTACAAAGCGTTGACCATAAGGTTCTCCCTATTCCGCGTTGGAGACGATGGGGATCGCGATACCGATCCATGGGGCGGCAGCTGTGAGGGTTTGGGTGAACGTCACCGAACCCCCTGGTGCGTCACCGAATATCAGTCCGGCGCCGAACGCGACGGCATCCAAATGTCCACGCTCGGTTTGGTTGTAGGCGCTGGTCTGTCCCCCGTACAGGAAGGCGTTGACGATCCTGCCGTGGCTATTGGTGGAAGCACTGACTGATGGGGACGCGCTGTACCCCTGAGTGATCACGGGTGTTTCAATCCCGGCAGGTGCAGCGAGTTTGTAGGATGCTGCACCGGTTGCATAGTTCGACCCATACGGGGTGCCGATCAGGTTGATCGACCTAGCCCCAGTGGGAGGATCGAGTAGCCACCACACCACCAGCCGGTTCGATCCATTGGAGATAACCGGCAGTTTGTTCATGGTGACGCCACCAATTTTCGCCGTCACCCCGGACATGTCTATGCCGGATTGTGTTGCCATATAGGCGAACACAATGTTCGCTTCGGGGTCCAGGGTGAATTCCGGGATCGTCGCCTGACTTGTACCGACAGTGCTCTTGTTGTCGAACTTGACATCAATACTGCCGACGATCGGTTTACCGACCGAAGCTTTCGACGGGATACCGAACACCCGATTCGCCTGATAATCAGGGACGGTCAGAGAATCCGGGTACAGGTACTTGCCGATTTTGAACATCATCGACACCTCAACCTCAACGGTCGGGGTCTGGGCGTTCTCACACATCGCGAACAAGGTGCCGTTCGGCAGGTAGTAGACCGAGACTTCGTACCCGCGCCACGACCCGCCATGGCCGCGCCACTGTCCTAGCTCGAACATGCCGTGCCCGTACCCGAAATAGGTCAGCTGATCGTCATTGCCCCACGGGACAGGCCAGTAGCATTTGGTTCTCAGCTCATGCAACTCAGGACTCAGTAGGGTGCCGTCGCGTAATTCCTTGGCCCACAGCAGCAGATCGTGGGCGGTGGAAATCATGACACCGGCAGCGCTCGCATATCCCGGCCCGGTTTCGGTGGCATCCTGCCAGGCCCCGCCACCGAAAATTCCGGTGGCCCAGGCGTGTCCGTTCGCATACGGTTCGGGCATCTTAGCGGTGGTGGGCCAGCTGGTTTGCGTCAAACCCAGCGGATCCAGAATGTCCGTCTGCAGCACGTCTCTCGTGGGGCGGCCGTTGACGATCGAAACGATCATTCCCAGCAGGAAGTAGTTGGAGTTGACGTACGCCCAACCTTGGCCAGGTTCAAAGGACGGCTCGTGCTGCTTGACGATCGCGAGTGTTTCTTCGTCCGTCCAGTCAGAGGTCGGCATCAGGAAGTAGCGCATCATCATGCCGAGGTCGGTTTGTTCGTTGAACAGACCCGACCGCAGACACATCATGTGGCGGACCGTTATCTTGGTGCCGCCCGGAACCCCGGGAAGGAACTTCTCCAGCGGGTCATCCAACGACAACAAGCCACGATCAACTGCCTGCAAGATCATGGTCGCGGTGAATGACTTTGTGCACGAACCGATACGGAAGTGATCGTCCAGGGTCACGTCTCTCGCCCCGGCTGCGGTGGAGACCTTGCCGTACGCCTTCTCGTAGTAGCCGTCCGGAGATTGGATCATCAAAGTGGCACCGGGGGCTGTCAGGTTCGCGGCCACGATCGCGTCGATAGCGGCCTGATCCTCCAGCGGAAGCAAAGACAACCCACCCGACACGGTGGGTGTGCCCAGTGAGGCGGTGGATTCGATGCTGGGAACCAGGACTTGGCCGGGGCCGCCGATGACTTCTTCACCCTCAAGCGGGTTCTGCCGGAACCTCACCCGTCCGGCGCCGTCAGCTCCCTTACCGCCGTTCTGGAACGTTAGTCCGTTGCCGCCGTTTCCGGCGCCACCCGCTGAGACGCCGTCGCGGCCGGGAACATTCTGGTCCGCGCCCCAAACGTACTTCTCGCCCTTGTATTCAAAAGTTCCCGGGCCACGACCGATGGGATTAGATCCAAGTTGTAGTTCCGTGCCGCCGATACCACCCTCTGCGGTGAGGGTGTAGTCGGGCAGAGACCAGACGCTAGCGGTGCCGTCCTCGCCGTCATCGTGACCGGGACGGCCACCTAGCCCACCAATACCCTTTGTGAAGTGCAGTACTGCGTTGTCGCCGAAGTGCACTCCGCGCTGCCAGGTTGTGGCCTTGAATAGGCCTGGCGTGCCGGGCTCGCCGTGAAATCCGAGCGTCAGACCCATCTGTCCGCCGCCGCCCGCACCAACACATCCTGGGTCTACGAAGTTGCACCATGACGGGATCGGAATATCGCCATCGTCAACGACATACACCGAGATGGGGTCGTAGTAGCCCACACCGTTGCCGGTGTCGATGGCTGTTTCGATCCACGGGATGTTCCCGGACCGGACGACACTGGACTTGGCGATGGTCGAGGGAGGTGTGTTCGGGGACGACGAGTTATCCCGTGTCGCCGCCAAGCCAACGACCTGCGCGAACGGGTGATCAGGAATATCGTCTGTGGTGGAAATACCGCGGACACTGTGGGTTCCGCCGACGGGGACGAGTTCGTAGGCGTAGGTTTCCCCCGCCTTCTGATCTACTGGGGTGTCGAGCTGGTAGAACGTCCAGTTCGGTGTAGTACCGGCGGTCAACTCGGACAGGATGTTCGGCGAGTGATGCACCAAAGCCCAGTCCCCGGAAACCCCGTCGAGTTTCCAGATGTTGACGTAGAACGCTGTGATACCGCTGGTGCCACAACCAAGCCACGACACCACACCCAAAGCGATGTCTTGCTCCACACGCATTGTCGCGATCAGCGACGAACTCTGTGTGGCAGAGAGGGTGGTGTTGACGCTGGTCAGGCCGTAGTTCGACCGCCCCGACGGCAACAAACCGGTGTTGACGGGGGTGTTGTTGCGGATCGAGAGGATCTGGAAGGCGCTCTCCCCCATCGCCGCGGCGGTCTGCAAAAGCTTGGCGACATTGAACAGGTCAGCGAACCCACCATTGGAGTTCGGGTCAGTCGACCCCGACATGCCCCCGAGAAGATGTGAAAGGAACTCCTCGAACGTTGTGTTCGCATCCCCCGGGCCACCGAAGCCGAGGATCTTGAACAACGGGATATGAGTGACAGCCTCGAACAGATCTTCAAGGGTGTGTAACGCGTTGTTAGAGCCCGTGATCCCGTTGACTACGGTGTCGATAATCAACTGCCACCGAGACAGCACTTCCTGGAAAGTGTTCGACAACCCGTCGATCCAGCCCTGCTGAATCTTGTTGGTCTTCTTACCAACACCGTCATCAAAGTTCAGAACACCCGAGGTGGCATCCTTGCTGACAAGGATCCGCACACGCACCGCATGCACACCATCGGGAACGGTGTAGTTCCCCACCATTTGACGCCAATCCCCCGTTGACGTGTTGGGGTTCAGGGCTGCAACGTCCTCAACCCCAACCTGCACAGCGCTATCCCCGCGGCCGGAGAACTCGACCATCTGCAACTTGATCGGCGAATTGGTACCCGTGTACCCGGACCACTTAACCCACATCTCCAGCGACATGGTTTGGCCAGGATTGGCAAGTATCTCGTTGGACCGCAACGCTTTCGTGACACCATTCGCGGTGACCTTCACACTGCCTGAACTGTCCGCGCTATGCGTGACACCGGACTCCCAGGTCCAGTACGGGTTGTCGGCGATGCTGGCGCCGTCCTGGAAATTGCCCGCCACCAACAGGTTGGGCTGCTCATCGGTGATCCAGCTGAACGACAACGCCGGGATCAGATTCGACAGAATGAATCCGTCACGCCCGAACAGGTTTCCGTTCAGGAAGTCCTTGATGATCTCGATGATGTCGCCGATGATCGGGATGTCATCTACCCATCCGGTGAGTAGATTCCACAGATCCTCGAGCGCCTGCTCCGGGTCAACATCCAAGCCCAGGAGCTTCTGAATGAGTTCCTTGATCAGGCTTTCGGCGTACTCGATGATCCCATCGATGATTGCCTTCCACATTTCCAGCCCTTGCTGGAAAGCGGTGCCGATATGGAACTCGAGCCCCTGGTTAGGGTCGTTGAACGGCAGCGGGATTCGGTCGAAAGACCGTGGCACTAGGAGCCGTCCTCAGGCTTCAACGGAGAGACGGGGACGATGAGGATTGAGAGCTGTGCGCCCGCTTTGTTGAAGGAGTAGAAGCCCGCCATGCCCTCGTTGACGAGGTTCACGTACAAAGTTGACGTTGTACCGGTGCTGTAGGCCGGGATCATGCCGATCCCGTTGTCTGGGGTGATAGCGGTGTTCGGGGAGCCCGTGGATGAGGCGTGCGGGAACAGGGCGGACCAGGAGGACATGTTGCCAGCGCCCTTGGCGATCAGCTGGCCGCTTGTAGCGTTACCGATGCGGACCTCGGAGCCGATAATGAATGGGTCGGCGTCGAGTTCGATGCCGTTGGCCTTGAAATGCCCGTGCACTACGGGGACGTAGTCGAACGGCATCGGCGGGATGATGAATGAGCCGATCGTCTGCCGTGTGGCCAGACCTGTGAAGTCGGTGAACGCAGACTCGGGGACGGTGTAGAACCGTGTCGCCAGGGGGTTGAAGTCGGCGGGCGCGTAGTCGACACCGTTCCAGGCGATGACCTGTCCCGCGGCGGGCGCGACCGAGTCGTCATAGTCGGTGGCGTCTCGGATGGTGGCGTTATCGCCCTGCGGCCCCCGCGGTGCTTTGAGCTTCAGGAGCCATGTCGGGTTGGCGGAGGTACCCGAAACGATGATCTCTGAGGTCAAACTGGGGTTGTCTGGGTCCAGTAGTTGGACCGTGGGAGTGATGTTCGGCAGCGGTCCCGGGGGGCCTTGTGTGCCCATCTGCTTCTGGACGTAGTGTTCGCCGTCCCACAGGTAGACGATGTTGCCTACCCACCAGGCTTTTCCGATATCGATCGGATCGTCGGTGAGGTTTTGGGGAAGATCGGCGGGGTCGTCGATGCTGGACTGGTACTGCATCTTGACGATGGGGGCATTCTCACCAGCGGGACCGGGAGGCCCGACGAGGGCGTCCATGGTGACTGCGCCGTCTTGGTCGGCGAGCTCGAATGTGCCTGTGACACCGCCAGGTACGTCCATATCGGAGACGACACCCCAGAAGTGCAGGCGCGCAAGGATCGACCCAAGGTAGGGGGTATCGCCCGGTTCAGCCATTCTCGATTCCCTTCACGAAGTCATCCCCGATGGGTCGCTCATCCTTGATGGCGATGTTCGGAGTCACCCGCCATGCCGGTTCGGCCATTTCGGGTAGGTCGTCATCTGCGTCTTGATTGCCGTTGAGTCGCTGTATCGCTTTGCGTTTCAGCCACTCTGGTAGGGCGTTGATCTGCGCGAACGTCATGTTTTCGACACCCTCTAAGGGGTCGTCGGGGGCGTCGATAGGAACCCATTCGATCGCGCCTTCAACCACCCCGGGCGCCTCGACGGCCCGCGGTTTGATGAGGGGTTGCGCCGAGCGCCGCCACCCGCACCTGATCATGTGGTAACCCACAAGCCACACGAAATGCGCCGAGTCCATGCGGTTTCCGTCTTTGTCCTGCGGGTAGTGGCAGTCCGTCAGAAAGTCCTGATAGGCGCTTTCCATCTCCGCCTTTTGCGCGTCCTGGGCCTTCTGTTTCTCCGCATAGGCTTGTAGGGCACGCGGAACGTACTTATCTGCAGCCAATTTCGTTCCTTTACTCAGAACATTGAGTCGGAACCGAAGAAGGTTCCGGCGAGGTTCCAGAAGCCCGCGAGTGTTCGCATCGACTTGGCTACTGGGTCTTCTTCGTCCAAGTCCTGGCCGAGCGAAAGTTCAACCAGTAGTGGCGAGTCAGCGTCGTATGAGCGGCGGATCGCCGACACTTGGTCGACGTGCAGGACGCTTCCCAACTGGAACGCGACCCTGTCACCGAGGGTGAAATGCTCATCGGCTATCCAAGGCATCCCGTTGCGGATGCTTGTCTTGAAGCTGACGAACGCCCTTGTCTTCCAATGCCCGTTGCGCAGATCCAGGATTCCCGCTGACGTGTAGGCGGTTCCTTGGCCTTGTTCGAAATGCTCCAGATACCCCAGGTCGCCCATGAGTAGGACGCGGCGCGGATCGGTGAATCGTTGCCATGCGAACAGCGTGTTATCCAGCTGTCCTTGGTACAGCTCCTCCAAACCGGGTGTTCCGGGCTGCTGGTAAGCGCCCAGACCGTAAGAGATGACAGCGGATAGCTGGGACAGCCCGTACTTGATGCCGAATGTTTGGAGTTGATTCAGCCATGCCGGTGACCGGGAGCCCGTCATCACTGTCTTCGCCGTTGACCCCTTCATGGACCGCTTGGCGTCGATGATCCCGGTGTATTCACCCTCGCGGAATATGACTTTCGGCTTAGCGGGGGCGAATCCGAGCCACTTCCTGATTAATGGATCAGTTTTTCCGTCGCCGTCTTCGTCGTACATGTCAGGCGGGACTATGGCGTTGGTGATCAGATCGTCTGCGGTTTCGGCGATCAGGCGCAGCGGCCCGTCGATCAAAGTTCCCGTGGGCCCGGTAACCCCGGACTTGTCTTCGAATGCGAAGACCACACAGTTGCGGGTTGGGCGTGCCAGCGCATCCCCGAGTGCCCCCAGTTCTGGGTGCGGCGAGGTGTCATCTTCGGTCAGCCAGGTGTAGGCGCGCAGCATGCAGCCGGCGTCCTGCATCGGCGCAGCCAAAACGGTGTGCAGGTCTTGCCACCGGGACGACAGGATCGTGGTACGGGACTGATCGAACAGTGGGTTGACGAATTGGACCTGGATAGGCCACGCCAACGGGTTCAGGCCGCCGATGACGTCCCGAACCCCCAGCCAGGCGCCAGGGTTGAAGATGTTCGTGGGGATACTCAGTAGCGGGAAGAACTGCCGAGCGAGGTTCAGGAACATGATGATGGAGCCGGCGGTGCGCATGTTCCAGGGAAGGAAGAACATCTTCGGAAATTGGATTTCCGGCGGGAGTAGAGGATTGGCGCCACCGAGGATGTGTTTGGCGTGTTCCCGGTTGTGCACCATTTCGAGTTCGACGGTGTGTAGGCCGTCTTTGTCGCGGACGGCGTTGACGTTCACGATCTTTCCGCCCCAACGGTTCTGCCAGGAACGGTTGGTGGGGTTTGGATCTAGCGTGAATTGGATATCTTCTTCAGCGCGGCGGTCGTAGAGCAGGAATTTGGACAGCCAGTTGGAGTGCTTGATGACGACGGTGGCGGTACCGGAGTCCGCCATGACTTCCTCGACAACGACTGACTTTTCGCCAGCCAAGTCGGCGATGTAGCGATGGTGCTTGTCCCAGATCCGAAGCAGGGGGCGCTGTTTGTAGGCGTCCTTCATTGCCTGCCGGCGCGCGTTGAGGTAGCGGTATGCCACCATCGGGTCGCCGAGGTCTGGGGTGGTCTGCGTCTCGCGGAGCAGCCGGTCCAGGATTCCTTGCAGGCTTGTGAAGTCGGTCAGATCAATCGACCAATCACCTGACACTGCTACGCGAAGCCCTTTGAATAGCGTTGGGGAACAAACATGGTGACCCGCCCATCAGCGTTGGAGTGGCGCACCTTCACTGCCGCGAGCGTGCGGGGCGGTATCTTTGATGCTTCGGTGAATCGGTCTTCCATACGCCTCCACATCGGCAAGGTGATGGAAAGCAGGTCATGCAGGAGGACGTCGAGGAGTTGCGAGTTCCGTAGAATCCGCATGAATAGCGGGTCAACTGGATCGGTTGTTGCGGTGAGTGTTTGGGCGTTCGGATCGGTGTCGACCATGATGTATCCGTCTTTGGGGCTCAGGAGTGGGAGTTCAACCCACCGGTCCCCTTCCTGGATCCAGCACTTGCCAGGTGAGGACACGAGGAATTTCGGATAGACAGCGATATCCCCCCGGTTAGGGACCCGAATGGCCCCTTCGCCCACATCCAGCCCGGGGATGAATTCGTTGAGCAGGTCCTCGATCTTGTCCCACAGGGTGGAGGTGTCGATATCGTTCTGCCACGTCTTGAACTCGGTTCGCTTGGCGAAGTAGGGCTGTGTGGCAACGATGCTCATGTTCCATGTCATGAAGTTGTTGCCAAATGCCACGGGATCGAGTTCCCATGCGTCTTTGGGCTCTTCGGCTAGGCGGACTCGAAGCCACCGCCATCCATGGGTGCGGGTGAAGACTCCCAGGTATCCGTCTTCGGTGGCCGACCATGAACCCCACCAGCGCTCTTCGATCATCCGATACCGGAATGGGGTGTCGATGAGCTTGCCGTTGTTATCCCAGGGGGCAATGTCCGGATTCACATGGACAGCCAGGGAGATCATGCGTTTTTTCCAGTCGGTGCGTTCTGGTTCGGCGCCGATCTGGTAAGGCCCTTCGGACATTAGGGTTTCGAATGGTGTGTGGAAGAGCCCCACCGCTGTCGGCGCCATTACGACGCCCTCTTTGCCGTGATGAGATCCCAGCAGATTCCAGGTGAATCGCTTCTTGTGAATCGGGTGGACCACGCCGACGTAGACGATCTTCGTCTCCACACCCTGCAGGTGTGGTGGCAGATTGTTAAAGTCCTCGCCGGTTTCGGGACCGTGGATCCACGGGTTAGAAAGTGCCATCAGCGTGGTCCTGGCATTGTGCCCGTGCTATTGCTCCGGCGGTACTGTTGCAGTTGGGCTGCATTGTTTTTGGCAATAGCGGCATCCGTGTTAGTTGCGTTGACCGTGACTGATTGATCAACCGTCGGCGCGTTTCCGCTCGGGTTCGGGCCTGGGCTGCCTTGAGAGAAGGCCGCTCCCATGTCGCCGTATCCGGTTCCGGGGAGTTGTGCGCCGGGATTGACGGGGTTGATATCGCCTGGGGCGCCCTGAAGCTGCTTAGCCTCCATGCTGCCGAACGGCGCTGGGATGACGGTCTTTATCGCGTCGACAATCCCGCCACCAGATCCAGACATGGCAGATCCGGCGATGTTCGCGAACAGCGCTCCACCCTCGCCGAGGAGGGGTGAGCCGTCGGAGTTGTTGCGCAGGCCGCCAAAGAACTTCAGGAGCGTGGAGCCGGCCTGGACTAATCCCCACTGGGTTGGGTCAGAGAATCCGGGGGGCAAAAGAGATTCCTTGAGCCCGCCGATTCCGATGTCAGCGAGGCCGCCGAAGTCCGGCAAGATCTCGGAGATTCCCTCCATGATCTTGGCGTACGGGTTGTTGCCGCCGCCGAAACCGCCGGAACCCTTCGAATCCAGTGCGCCGCGATCGTCCTTCGCCTGCTGTAGATCCCGTTTGAGCTTGTCAACCTGGTCGCGTTTGCGCTCCTTGGTCGTCTCTTTTGTCTTGGGGTTGGATTCGAGGTCTGCGAGCTCTTTCTCGGTGACGTCTAGACGGTTGGACAGGTCAGTGATGCGGTCATCAGCCTCACGGATCTGCTTGGGCGATGCTCCACCACCAGATGAGCCGGAGGTGTTACCTAGCGCCTGGGCCGCAACTGATCCGCCGGAAGGTAGCGAAATGCTGCTTGTGGGTAGTCCTACTGCCGCGGCATTTGAACCACGCCCGGAGCCCAACATCACATGCACGTGGTCCATGTGGTTTTGAGTCGGGCTGCCGCGATCGGGCATCTGCTTGCCTGACGAGAACGAGCCACCGTATCCGTAACTCTGCTGTCGCCAGATGAATCCGTTGAGATCCAGGGCGCTGGCGTTCTTCGCCAACATCGCCGCAATGGTGTTGCCAAGTGCCATACCTTGCGGCGAGTTGTAGTCCGGGATCATGATGTCGATGGCGTTGCCGGAGGAGTGCTCGCCATATCCGTCTTCCGCACGCCGGCCATAAATGTTCTTGATCTGCGGCCACATCTTCATGACCATCGATCGCAGATAGTCGGCCCCAGGGTTGAGTCCCTGCGCATATCCAGGGGCGCGCATCATGTCGTGTAGATAAGCGGCGGACGGCACCCAGCCCGAGTTAAGGGCCGCGACTATGCCCGCGCCACCGTTCTGCATACCCTTGGCGGTAACGACGCCTTCGCCATTGGACAGCCACGCCAGGATGGAATCTGAGGTGCCGGAACCTGGTCCGCGGACGAGGCCGCCGGACGCGAAGCCCTGCAGGGTCTTGCCCCATGAATTCAGCTTGTCGGCGCCGGGGATCTGGAACCCGAACACCTCAGATGGGATGGCCGCCAGGAATGTTCCCAGAACCTTGAGGGGTGCCTTTATGACCGCGGCCAGTCCAGAGAAGGCTGATGTGACGGCATCTTTGATGGCACTTGAGGCACCCGTGATGCCAGACTTGAGGGCGTCCCATCCCGAGGAGAATTTGTCCAAGATGGGTGATACGAAGTTCCATGCCGCGCTGATTGCGGTCTTGATGCCCTCCCAGGCGGGCGAAATCGCGTTGTTCCATAGCCATAGGGCGCCCTGGCCAAGCAGGTTCATTGCGCGCTTCCAGTTGTCGAACAGATCGGAAGCGACCTCCCAGGCAAGGCCGATAACTTCCTTGATGCCGTTCCAGGCAGGGGTGATTGCGTTGTTCCACAACCACGTTGCCGCAGCCCCTATGACCGTGAACGCAGCCTTGAGGCCTGGGAATACGGTGGTCGACAACCATCCCCACACGGCGCCGATGACGTTTTTGATGGCAGCCCAGGTGACCTGAACTATCTTGCGGAACGTCTCATTCCGGTTGTATAGCAGGACGATTCCTGCCACCAAACCGGCGATGGCAGCGATAATCAGGCCGATCGGGTTGGCGGTGAGTGCAATGTTCAGCAGGGCTTGGACAGCTGCCCACGCCTTGGTTGCGATCGTGATGGCCAGCATTACCGTCTTGTAAGCAGCCAATCCCGCCACCAGCGGGATGAGGAAATCCTTGAACCGGACAATCAGGTTGACCGCATCGGATAGCCCACTCACAAGTGAGGGCCCTACTGCGGATAGGACGTTCCCGAAGGCTGTGCCGATGCTCGACAGGGCAGCCCCGATATTGCCCGCGGCTTGGCTCACTGCGGGGTTCTCAAATGCGTCTTGCATCTTGTTTGTGAACCCCGTCAGGCCATCACCGATGCTCGACAGAGGGCCTTGAATCTTCTCAAACAGGGTGATTGCCAGCGTTTCCGCAGCGTTCTTCAGTCGTTCGATGACGCCCGGAAGACCCTGGTTTTGGGCGGCGGCAAGCTTGGCCGCTGAACCCTCCTGGTTCATGGCGTCGCGCATTTTGTCGAAGCCGGCAGCGCCATCCTTTGCGGCCACACCTGCCAGGCGTGCGGCGTCCGATCCGAACGCGATAGAGGTGTTCATCGCGTACATTTCGGGCGTCATACGCTTGGATGCGGCCTGTAGCTGCCCGAATAGGGCTTCCATGCCGACGAAATTGCCCTGCGCGTCGAAGGCGCTCACGCCCAGCTCTTGCAGCGCTCCTGCGGCTTGGTCACTCGGCGCCGATAGCTTCAAAAGCGCTGATTTCAACAGAGTTCCGGCGTCGCTACCCTTAATTCCGTTATTGGCAAGCAGTGCGATGCTCGCCGCAGTGTCCTCCAAGGACACTCCCGTCTGGCGTGCGACAGAACCGCCGGCCTGAAGAGCGAAAGCAACATCGGTGATCTCTGCCGAGGATGCATTTGCGGCGTTTGACAGCACATCTGCCGCCTTGGAGGCGTAATCGGCCTTGAGCCCGAACGCTTGAAGCGCGTTGGCTTGGATTTCCGCGGCCTGTCCGGCGGTAACTTGGGCGGCGGCAGCCAACTGCAGGGTGCCCTTGGCGGCGGCGATCGACTCATCCACTGAGAAGCCAGCTTTTGCCAGCTCTGTCATGGCCTGTGCGGCATCAGCTGCGGAGGTGTTCGACAGGGTCATGTCGTTGCCGAGGGCCTTGGCCGTGTCGCGGAATCGCTGCATGACATCCGTGGAGGCCCCGGTAACACCCGAAAGGGTGTTCATGGTCTTCTCGAAGTCCAGGCCCTTGGTGACAATCGCCGAAACACCGCTTGTGGCCAGGCTCGCAGCTTTCGTCATCGCGTTGGCAGCCAAATTGCCCACCGCTGTGCCAGCTGCGACGATTCCCGTGGTACGCAAGGAGTTGGAGAACGAGTCGCCGAACCTACGCCCCGCTAAGCCGCCTTCACGCCCCGCGGCATCCGAAGAGCCGGAAAGTAGTTGAGTTACACGGCTACGTATGGGCCTCGGCGCCTTGTTGATCGAGAGTTGGGCCGTCTCGGAGCGCTTCTGGGCGCGCGAGAGCCCGTCTAGCTCTTTCGCGAGATCACTCGCTGCAGACTGCTGCTTGCGGAGGGCGGACGCGTGGGCTTCCGATAAGGCGGTGAGCTTTGAACCCTTGGTTCCCGCCTCGCGCGCCTCATTCAGCTTCTCAAGGGCCACCTTGAGCTTGCCTGCGGCGTCGGCTTCCTTGTCGCGAGACTTAGCGACCGTTTCGGAGATCTTTTTAACTTGATCCGCAGCGGTTTTCGCCTCGTCGGCAAGGGCTTTAGCGTATGCGGAGCCGGTCCTCTTTCCCGCGCTGACTGCCTGCTTCTGGACGTTGTCAAAGAGCTTGCTGATGCCCCTGTTGACCCCATCGAACCTGACGGTGGCCGACACATATCCCGATGAAAGTTCAACAGCCATGTGTCACCTCCTAATTTCCGAACAGGTTTCGCAGTTTCTTCTCGCGCCGCTCTTCGCCTGAAAGGCCGAGTAGCTCTTTGACCTTCGAGAGGGGCGCGGCTTTGACTTTCAGGCCGGGGCGTGACTGCTGATCGCCCATATCAGGGCCGATTGGCACCGGACGGTTCCGGTTACGGTGTCCGTCCTTGGTTTTCGCCCACACCAGCCAGCGCAGCGCATTGGCGATAATCGCCAGAAGGCGGGTAGTCAGAGTCCAGCCCGCATACTTCGGGTTCCTGGACTTCCATAGCGCGCTTGTCTCTTCCGGGTGATTGACATACACCCACAGATCGCGCCAGTTGAATTCGTCAGACGGGCAGTCACGTAGGCGTAGCCCGTCTTTGATCAGGTCGTATTCTAGTGCGGTGCCATGCTTCTCGATGAGGTCGAGAAGCGCGACTATTCCCCCACGGTGACCTGTCCGGCCTCCTGCCAGGCGGTGAAAAGGTCTTCCACCTCAGTTAGGGGCAGCTCGTCGAACACAGCAAGATCGGCTTCCGAGACCGCGCCCCACTCAAAGATTTCCCACATACCCTCTTCGGGGTTCTTGCGGTTTCGCCGAATGACACCGGATGGAACGGACCCGAAGGGTTTGAGGTTGATCTTCTTTTCGACGCCTTCGATTTCCACGATGTGGACGTAGGGTGTTGCGTTTTTTGCAGCCATGAGCGCCCTTTCAAGGGGTTTGTGTGCAGCCGTAGCGCTTGGAGAGCGGCGGGGCCGCGCTCGGCTGCAGGGGAATTCGGCCCCGCCGCGTCTATTAGGAGCCCGCGATCCGCCCGTCGTCGGTGTACGTGGTCACGTATTCACCGGTGGACGACTCGAAGACCTTCAGTTCCACCTCGTATTCGATGGTGTCCTTGCTAGCCAAGGTCACATCACCAACAGAGATGACCTGCCCGTCTGCGACGCAGTTGCGGTACTTCGCGGACAGCTCCGAGTCGATGGTGTCGAACACCCACGTCTGGTGGGGCAGCTTCTTGCTGGTCTTGCGGACCTTCACCTGGGTGCCGTGAGTACCGTCAGCGGGGGTGACGGTGACGTTTGAAGCACCGTAGATCGCCTTGAGGACATCGGCATTCAGCGATTCCAGGAGCACGAACTTGAACGAGTGGTTGTACTCGGTCTGCAGCACCTTGACGATGCGGCCACCCATGTCTTTCTTCTCATCGATGGACCGCTCCGAGGTTTCAGTGATACCGTCCTCGCCGACATACCCGAGACCGACGAACGCGGCGTCAAGTACTCCGTCGACACTGGTTGGGAGGGTGGTTCCTAGCGGGGCGACGAACGCGGCCCCAGCGGCGGACGGCTCTGCGGCGAAAACGTTGCCGACTTCTTCAGCCATGATGTGCCCCTTTCAGAAGCAGATCGGTGCAGCCGAGCCTTTGAAAGGGTGTATTTAGTTGTAAATTCAGGGATTTGAACGCATTACTACATCGACGGTCATCACGAACCGTCGCGTTTCGCTTTCGATGTCATCGCGGCGGGCAGGTTCCCCTGCGATGTCTACAGCGTGCACTCCGCGGCCCTTGCCGGGGAGTTTGAGGAGCCATTCACGCGTCTGCTCGATCAGGTTGTAGGCGTCCAGTTCGTTGGCGCCCCACGAGTAGATGATCAGGCGGCGCCGTGCGAGTACGCGGGCTTTGGTTCCCGAATATCCGCTAGAGATTGGCGCTGAATCGATTGTGATCAGCTGCGCTGGGCGCGTTTTCGGCACATCCGTCGTGACCCGAACCGGCATGTTTTCGCTTAGCCAGTCCCTGACCACTTGGGCGTGGTAGGCGAACATTAGCCAGCCTCGCCGAAGTTGTGTAGCAGTGCGTCGTGTTTGTGGTCGTACCGGATGGCCTCTGCCGTTGCGGCGATAGTTGTTGCCCGGTAGTCGCGCTTATCCAAAGGATCATCGCCTTCTACCGAGACGCGGAAACCGTCTTCCAGTCCCGCTTCTTGGTTGCAGGCGTCAGCGACCCGCTGCATCATGGGAACACACACGTTTTCGACGATTTCCTTCGTCAATTCGCTCTGCGCTTTGCGATTCAGCCTGAACTGGGCCACTATCCGGTCACCCTTTTCAGCTCGACGATGATTCCTGGCTTCCAGCCGTGGAATCCGCCTGTTTCGTCGCGTTCACCTACCACCTCGTAGGTTTTCCCGTTGATCCCGAATCGGGACATCAGATCAACGGTCATGGGGGGCATGGCTAGATCGACTTCTGCGATATCGCGCGAGGTGTGCCCGTCCGTGTCTTCGGTGCGGTGCGGGGCATACGAGTACGCCTTCAGGTCCACTGTGGGGCCGAATGAGGGAACATCGTTCCCTAGCGCATCCTGGGTGACACCCAAGTAGGGGGTGTACGTGACCGGGATCCTGGCCAGTGATTCGAAGGTCACAGGCGGTGGATGATCACATTAGGGACGGGGTAGCGGTAGCTTCTCGCCTCCGCTAGTTCCTCGTCGGTGAACAAGGATGTGTCAGACACCCAGTCGGCAAGACGCTGCCGAAAATCCGCGCCCGCGGTGAGGTCGGTGGACTTCGATTCGGGTGAACCGGGTTCCACCGTGAGGTGGCGCGCGACGATCGCCGCTACCGCATCTATTGCGGCCTGGGGCGGCTCATCTCGGGTGTATTCGACGACAAGGATCTCACCCGTGGCGACAGGGCACCCGTTGCGGGTGACATCTACGTAGTCGCCCTCGATGACGCCTTCGAGCGTGTTCCCACAGAGGTCGGTGACCGTAACAGTGTCTCCAGACGGTGGGTCCGGTAGATGTACCCGGCCCTCCACTGTGAGTGCACGCACGGTCACCGCCCCTGCGGTCAGGGTTCGTCCGGCCTCCCGCTGAAACCTTCGAGACACCCTCTCCAGCAGACCCTCGACACGGGCCTGCTGGGAGGCGGTGAGCTCGTTCTCATCGTCCAGCCCTAGGGCGTGGGCGACGTCAGCGGGAGATGCCAGCACTAGCTGCCGGCCCGGTTGAAGACGAGTACGCCGGGGGCCTTGACGACCTTGCCGCCGTACACGTGAAGGCCACGAACCTCATCGGCGAACTTGTTGTGCGAACGGTATCCCTCAACCTTGTCGATCTGGGACACGAACGCCGCGGCACGCTGATGAAAGAACACGGCCTGCGGCGAGTCGGACTCGGGCAGGTTGTTCGAGGTCACCACACGGTAGCCGAGCAACTTTCCAACAGTGGCGCTGCGCAGACCCGCCGTGTCGCCGGAAGTATCGAAGCTGGTCAGCTTCGAATCCGCCCCCAAGAGCAGGGCTTCGAACTCGGCATTCACAACCGCAACCCGCAGGCCGTCGTCGGGGACATTGGCCTTGTTCATCAGCTTGCGGGCATCCTTGACTACGTTGAACGCGCCATCACCAGTGGTTGGGTTGGACGACCACGGCATACCAGTAGCGTTGGCCACCAACATGTCCGCGATGAACTCGTCGGCATCCGCTGCCAGCGAATCGCCTGCGGCGTCGGTGTACAGCGGCAGCAGGCCATGGTTAGCCTGCGCGTCATCGATGTCATCGACATAGAAGTGGAAGTTCTTCTCCTGGTCAATGAGGATGTCGATGCCGGTGTCGGTGATGGCGTCTGCCGTGGTGGTGCGGCTATTAGCCTTGTAGTCCTTGACCGCGGGGGCGACCACGCCAGGTACGTGAATGGTGTTGCCCTTGGTGGCGTCACCTTCGTACTTGCGATCCAGGAGGGCGGCGAAGACATTCTTGGCGATGTAGCGCTCAAGGATGAAGTCCGACCAGATTTCGGGAATGAAATTGTCAGCGGCCATGATTTATGGCTCCTTTCAGTCGATTCGCCCCATCAGCTCGTCAGCCTGTCCAGCCTTGTAGGCTTCGAGGCGTTGCTGACGGGTCATGTTTTTGAGTTCGTCACGGGTCAACTGCTTGGGACCGGTGACTTTCTTGTCTGAAGTAACCTCGGCTGCCGGCGCTGCCGCCGGTGCGGACTTCGACTTGATCGCTTCTTCGAGTCGAGCATTGAAACGCGTCTTCCACCGTTCGGCAGAATCGCGCATCTCTTCTTCGGTGCCACCCTTGATGTCCTCAGGGTCAACTCCGGTGATTCTGGCGACCTCTGATCGCAACCGTTCGGTGCGTTCAGTGGTCAGTTCGGCTCGGATCTTGTCGATTTCGGCCCTGGGGTCGAACTCTTTCTTGTCTCCGCCGCTCTTCTCGATGAGCTCGCGCCACTTGGTGGCGTCGTCGTAGTTCTCCTTCGCGCGTTTTTCCCAGCGTCGTTCCTCAACGCGGGTGGCGCGAAGTCTGTCCAGCTCTTGCCGTTCCTCGGCGGTCAAACCATCGGTTTTGGCTTCGGATTTCGGCGCCTTGATGGCGTCTACGGTTCCTTCTGGTTCGCCCGGTTCCGTTACGGCTCCCGGCATGTCATTCGGGGTCACATCAGACATGTGAAATTCCTTTGCGTTTCGCATTGGTGGCGCCCGTACGGGCGAACCCCCTACTGGGGGAAGTCTTGCGGAGCGGGCGGCGCTACTTGTGGCGCCATCGCCGCTTCCTTGGCCCGGTCCTTTTCATCTTGCGCAATCTGATCGGGTGAGTACTTGAGGATGTTTCGCGCGATAGAGCCCCACGACTCCCCTGCCGCCGACGCTTGTGCTGCGGCAGAGTACTTTTCGGACAGGGTCACGCGGGCTGGTGCCTCGAATGACACCTCTACGTTGCCGACGTTATCGACACCTTCGGTCTCCAGCGCCTTAACAATGATGGCTTCCAGGCCGAGTTTCACTACCGCTAGGCATGCTTCACACTTGAAGATGAAGCCCTTCTCGGTGTTCATCGCGCCCTCTGCCGACTGATTCGCGCTATCGGGCATCAACATTGGCAGCGGCGTTTTCGTGGCGGCTGAGAGCTGCCTGATGTCTTCTTTCGACGCGGCTAGCATGGGATTCACGTCAGTTGTCTCGGACTCCCAAATGTCGACACCTGGAGGTAGATCCCACAACGCGCCGGGAGCCGGTTCAAAGATGGCCGCATAGTCGATGACGTTTCCTTTTTCATCGACCGCCGGTAGGGGCTTGTCGCCCTCCTTCTTTAGAGCGCGCTGACGGAACGCTTGCATCGCCATCGTCGACAAGCGCTGCAGAACACCGGAGTTGATACGGTTGATGAGATCTATATGGGTCTCGAAAACCCCCGCACCGCCCGGGTTGGTGTACACAACCACAGGTGGGGCGCCGTCAGTCTCGATCAGGTCAGTCTCAGGCTCCCAACCGCCCGAGATTCTGGTCATGAGGCGCTTGGAGTTGATGTTCTGCACGTAGCAGGGGCGCGAGAACTTCTGGCGCGCACCGTTCACCCAAACGAACGCAAAGTCTTTCTCTTCATCTATGTCACGCCAGTAGCGGATCGCGGCACGTACCCGCCAAGGCTGCAGCGGATCTACTGCGGCATACATGGTTTCAGGGGAATCGGCGGTGATTATCGCCTGGCGGTCATTGCCCTGCCAGCAAGTCAGATATGAATCACGGAATGTCAGCCCGTAGTCGAGCCACTGCCGCACAACGGCATCCATACGGTTATCGCGGTAGATGCGTTGCGCCTGCTTAGCAATCGCAGAGTCCGCGGAACCATCAACCGTGATTCCGTTCGGCACGATGCGATCAGAAACAGAGTCTCGTATCAGCATGCCCCAGTTGGTGCGGGACATCTTCTGGAACGCTTTCCAGGATGCTTTCGTGTTCTTCGACTGCTCCGGTAGCGGAGCGTCGCCGGACACATACCGTTCCAGGAGCCGGACTCGCGGCATGTTGTCATCGATGCGCTTGGTCAGGATGGGGAGCCATTCTTCTGGTGTAGACGCCATGGGACTCCCTTCTGTCATTTAGTAGATGCGCCTCGGCACATAAGATTTCGGTCGCGGCCTGGCCCCGGATCGTCGAGCGTCGACACATGCCGTCCAGGACAGGACCGCGGACATTGCGGCGTCGAACTTGTCCTCGAGGCGCCCGTCTTGCTTCTGTAGGATCCACAGCGGCGCTCCCTGGTCGTCTAGGAGCTTCAACTCATGCCGTCCGGCGTTTCCCATATGCTTAATCAGCGTCTCTTGCCAAGCGTTTTCGCCGTATGTGACGATCCCTGAATCGATGGCCTCGACATACGCCCTGACCGCGGCAGCCATAGGTGTTTTGCGTTGGGTGAACCACTCGACCACCTGATCGGGGAATCGGGCCGCCCATGAAGCAACGGTTTCCGTCCAGTGCGGCGGGTCGCAGTACATGCGCCACACCTCATATCGGGACATCATGTCCGTGACGAGGTCGGTGACCTCGTCCTCTGGGATTTCCCAGTCCTCAGCGTTGTCAGGTCGCTCCCAGCAGCCCAGGAGCATCTGCCGTCCGGTCTCGATATCCGTGATGGTCAGTGCGGTGGCGTCACGGAATCTCGCGCCGTCAAAGCCCGCAGTGACGAATGCGCCGTCCGGTATCGGACCCCATGGTTTGTCTTCGTCCTCGAAGCGCAGGGATTCGACTTTGAGCATGTCGAATGCCTGGTAGCCAGATTTGCGCCACCGATTCAGCCACACCCGTTCCCAGTAGGCTTTGTCGATACCCTTGCGGTCGTAGTCCTTTGCGATCCGCTCAAACTGGCCGACGCCCCACTCCCCTACGGGGCCGGTGGCGTCTGCGACGGCTGCTATCCGGTTCTCCACCGTGGATAGGTCGCGGTGTTCATCGCCGGCCCAGCGGCGGAAGAAGAATAGGCTGGGGTCGTCGACCTCACCCTTGTCGATAGCTTCCGCTTCGGCGAGAACATCCTCTTCGATGCTGTTCTGCCCCGGCTGGCCCGCGGTGGAGGTGTACAGCGTCCACGGATCCTCGAGGGGCCGCTTCGGCATGTTCTGGAGCATCGTTTCGTGCGCGTCCCGCATCCGCTGCATGAACAGTCGGTGTGGTTCGTCGAAGTGCTGGAAGGTGGTTCGTGCACCGTCTCGGGATCCGGGGGCGTTGGATACTGCGACGACAAAGCCGTCTTCGGTTCCGTTCCAGCCCTTTCGGATGATCTTCTCTTTGGTGATCACGAACAGCTCCGAGTCTGGGCCGTTTTCGAGCACGTACTTGAGCACGCCGTAGGCGAGCTCTTCCACCTGCTCCTCGGTGACCGCCATCATCGGAATGACGGGCGACTCCACGGGTCGGCCGACCGGATTCCCATGGGCGTCGAATCCGTCGCACCGGACCGGAGCCTCGGGGTGCAGCTCACAACCGGAGATCCAGGCGGCGAGCTCGGTTTTCGCCAGCCCCTTACGGACCTCAATGGCTCCGCGCTGAAACCTGCGCCGCCCCGCAAGCCGGTGCCCTTGCGGATAGATCTCGTAGAGGCGGTAGATGATGCCGCGCTTCTCGTCATCGAGTCGTGCCGGCTGACCGGAAAGGGATCCGGGGCCGAACACCATCCGCTCTTCGATGAACTGGCAGACCTGCGGACCCAAAGTTGGGTAGGACAGGTCGAGCGGCGGAACAATTAGAACCGCCATGGCGGGACTATTGAACTAGCTTGAGCCGCGGATCGGAGTCGGGTTCTGGCATCGGAGCGGGATTGGGGACGCCGCGGCGCTTCTGTCCCTTTGCCTTCGAATCCTCCGACTGCTCGATCTGCCATTCCAGCCGGCGGCGGGCCATCGGGTTAGTTCCGTAGTCGACATCGGCCTTCTCGAGCCGAACCTGAATCTCAGCCCGCTCTTTCGCTGTCTCCGCCAGCCAGAAGTCGTTGTACAACATCGCCACACGCAACAAACCGTTGATGTCCGACTCCGCATACTCGGGAGCCATCGGAGACGACCAAATATCAGCCCACCAACGCTTCGTCATCGAATGCCACACGATCTCCGCAGGGAGCTCGGGCGCTTCAATGTCATGATCGGCGGACAAAACAGCCCTGGTCGTCGTCTTATTGCGCCGAGCAACCAGACTCGGATCTTTCTTGGTGGGTCCAGGCATCATCAACCTCCCGTTTCGGGACTTGGACGCCCCGTTTCGGGGCCGGAAAAGCTGGGGAACCCGTACAGACCGAAAAGACGGTGTCTGGCCGATGTCCGGGCGTGGGGTGGGGTGGGGGTGGATGCCCCCCACTCTTGGGCGGTGATCAGAAGAGAGTTGGGTCGGCCAAGCGAGCGATTGAATATTCATCCCGGCGGACAAGCCATTGCCTCTCGGCCTGGGTGCGGTGAGCATGACAGTTAGCGCATCGGACGACACAGTACTTCGATACATGATCGATGTATCGATTAAGTTTGTTGCGTGTCTTCAGCTTTGAGCGATCATGCACCCATCCAAGGCTTAGCTGCTTGGTAAGTGGATCAACATGATCGAAGTGGAGGGACTCGGGCCAGGTATTAAACCCACAGTCAACACAACCAGCTGCCACCTTGATTTCGTCCAGAATGGCAGCTGCCCTTCGGATATGAACAAGGCTTTCCTTATAGGTAGAGGTCATGCCGAAGACCTCCGTCCTATCGCGGGCGCACCTTGTGTTCTGGGGTCATTGCCGGGCCGTGTTGGCTTCCTGTGCGGTTTTCCAGGCGTGGCAGGTGTGGCAGGTTGCTTGGCAGTTGATTGCGAAGTCTGTGCCGCCGAGGCTGACTGGTTTGATGTGGTCGACTTCGGTGGCGTGGGTGGTGCATCGTGGTCCGCGTATCTGGCATGTGTGGTTGTCGCGGTGTAGGACGTAGGCTCTGGTGCGTCTCCATGCGCTGGTTCCTGTGCGTCCTGCGGATGCGGTGCGTGGACTGGAGGACCAGCCGCTTACCTTGTGTTGGGGGCAGCGGGTGTCGCCGTGTACTAGCTCTGTGCAGTCCTTGTGGGAGCAGACCTTAGGTGCGCGGGGCATGTCCGTCTCGGGACAGCTGCAGTCGTGCGCGCTTCTGCTGCTCCTCCACGGTGGTGGAGGTGACCGGTCCGTTGAAGTTGATGGTGTTGTCTGCATGCTGGCCCGTGCCGGGTTCTCCGTTGGGTATCCAGGCGTAGTCCCATTCACGGTAGGACGCGACGTTGGTTTCACCGTTGAAGATGTGCAGCACATTGGTGGGGCTGGACAGGTAGTGGGTGCCTGATGGGTGTACGTATTCCTTGCCTCGTGAGCAGACCAGGACGGGCATCAGCAGTACTCCAGCTCTGTTGTAGGTCCAGCCCATTGGGTGCGTATGCCTGTGCGGTGGGCTTTGCGTGGGGCGTTACGTGTAGGGCGCTTGGAGATCAAGGTGTCTGCGTCCTCATGATCCGTAAGACTTGGCCATGCGTAGGCGATGCGGTGCTCTTGGTCTCTGGCCCATGTGGTGATGGCGTCATCGATAGGCATCTCGGGCAGAGCCTCAAGGAGGTCAGGTACCAGGGTGGTGCGGATGCAATACCCAACTGCGTGCAGCAGATGCTCGGATACCAGCCAGGGTGAATCAGTTTGGTCGGCTTGGGTTGTGGCACGTTGTATGGCGCGCTGCCATAGACGCGGATAGTTGGTACCCAAATACAGGGACACGATGTCACAAGGGGCCGCGGTGAGTGCCGCCTCGAGCTGTGTGCGGAAGTCATCTACAGGCTGCGCGTCATCCTCGAGCACCACTACCCACTCAGTAGGGCTGGTAGATAGCCACTCAAGTACGTGGCGATGATTGCCGTTACAGCCCTTAGATCCGTTGTCTAACGACAGGAACGCTGCACCAGTAGCTTCCATCAACTCATGAGCAGAAGCGGCCCGCTTGTTGTGGGCCACTATGCCGATGCGGTAGTCAGTCACGGCTGTCGAGATCGCCACTGAGGATCGACAGTGCAATATGCGCCACGCCGATGACACCCTGAGGCGATGTATCTGACGTTAGGTAGGCGTTTGTGTACCCAATCCCACTATCCACATCGGGGTCATGGCTCATTGTTCCGTAGCCAATGAACCAGTCGGTCAGAACATGGTTGGCGCCATCTACGTCAGCGATATGCGCCCTCAATGCAGCTTCGACCGCCGCGAGAGTTTCCGCGCTCATTGCAGCCTCAGAGCGGCAGGCGTTCAACCGAAGACAAGCGCAGCGTGACGGCGCTTGTTGCAGCGGCAAACCGGAACGGTTCGATGCGCTGGTTGGTCTTGCGGTTGTAGACGACGTTCGTGAAGTCCACCCGATACGTCAGCTCAGGTAGTGGCCCGATGGCTTCGGTGTTGGCGAGCAGCTTTACTCCTGGGGTGGAATCGAGGGTCTTGAGGACGCCGTCTTCCTCGATGCGTCCGATGATCGGCTCCAAACGCACCGTGGTGGGGATATCGGAGATGGTGGCCAGCACTTCCTTCACCGATGGGGTGAAAGTGACAGTGCCGGAAATCATCTTCAGATCCGGCTCATTACCGTCATCGGACCCGTCAGAGACGATGGCCTGATAGGTGTCGGCCACAGTGAAGTACACAAAGGCTGCCATTAACCGTTCTCCCTTCGCATCTCATCAGCGAGGTCTTCTAGACGCTTATGTTCATCGGCCATCGCTTTAGCGCGATCACCGACAGGATCGAAAGGTGGAGTGCGCCACCCGCAGGAGCAGGCGCCGCCCTTGCGGGTCTTGCCGCCGGGGAGCATCTGCTCGAACGTTCCGACGATGTGGGAGTTCACCCACTCCAACAAGGTGTATTGGGTGCCGTCGGGGCCGGTGATGAGGTGTTCGGCCATCACACACCCCCTGCGGTGAGTTCGCGGATACGTTCAGGTGTTGTCGCTTGCCGGTACAGCTGGTAGCGGGCTTTGTTGCGTTCAGTGGCGGCACGATCGGCGTCGGTCAAATGATCGCCACTGGCGCCGGGTAGGTGGTACAGGTGATATCCGGGGCCGTCGATGAAGCGGGTTTGGCCGCAGCACACCTCAAACGCTCGGCACATCGCGTCATCGTCATACCAAGCGCCCTCGAACGACTCGTCGTACTCGCCGATCAGTGAGAGTGATTCCCGGGACACGACATTGACGGCACCGATCGACTGCCGATCACCGCGCACCTGATCGGCTCGCGCATCACAAGGCTCAAGAGCGCGATCCCGGACCCTCTGCGAGTCTTCCTCGGTCATCGCCATGAAACGCGTGAACGGAACCACCAGGCCAGGAGCAGACGCGGCCAGGTCGCAGGCCTTACGGATCTGAAACCAATCAACAATCAGGTCGGACTCACTGAAAACCAGCACATCGGCATCGGTGTACGTGGCGCCACGGTTGTATGCGGCGGAACGATTAAAGGACTCGTAGCCGCTGCGGCTATCGCCCACCACGTGAATCTCAATACCCATCGCTGCCCAGTGCAACAGAACCCGTTTGAGGTTGGCAGGCCTTAGTGGATCCTTGCCGCGGTCCCGGAATGGAATGAGCACGGCAATGTTCATGCAACCGCCTTTAGTCTGAGCGCAACCTTTGTGCCAGCTCGTCGAGTAGTGCTTGGACACTCGTCTTATCGGTGCCCACCACAACAGCCTTGTGCGCTTCAGCTGAGTATTCGGTCATTTCGGCGGCGGTGAATTCTCCCTCGCGCCACTTGGCCTCATACTTCACTACATCCTCATACGTGTGGGCTGGCGTTTCGATTGGGTGACCCATCCACTCGCGCGACTCGTTGATCCGCTCCTGTTGAAGGTTGGTGCGGCGATGGCGTTCATATTTACCCACCCACACGAGGGTGGTCTTGGGCAGGATCTCTAGCTTGACTCTGTCTGCGCCGAATTGTTGCAGGGCTTCTTGATACTCGGCGTCGACATTGTCGACTTGGTAGAGCACTCCCCTATGCGCACCCTTTTCGGATAGATGCTGGATGGTGAGCATCGCGACCGGAGGCTTCGGCGGAAGGGGCGGTTCCGACGACCGCTTGGCATCGTTCTTAGCCTTTATCCAGCGCTCTACTTCGGCTGGGTCAACTTCCGTGCCGTCAGGGCGTTCGATGCTAACCCAGTTAGAGCGCTCGGAATACTCATCTACGCCCCACGCGTTTTCAAATGCGGCGTCTTCACTATCTTCAAACTCATAATCCAGCGAGCCGCCAGGACCGCGCGACCACACTACCCAGCGCTTGGAATCTTCTGACATGCTTCAATTTTACCGCCGCGCAGTTGCCTTCGCGGTGTTCACAGGTACTCCCCTGCGACCTTCGCGTAGCACCAGCGCAGCTTGTCCCATGTTTCGTCGGGGAGCTGCTGCGGTCCAAACGATAGGTGGGAGACCACAAACCCTCTATGGATGACTCGGGGCTGCATATTGGCTGCACCTTCGTCACCGGCCTTGAAACCGGGCGGCCAATCCCTGCCGGCGATATGGGCAGGCGAAGGGGTGTCCAGTAGGTCTGCGATGCGTTTCAGGGTGGGGTGGTCGAGTCCGATGCAGTTGATCGACAACCAGTCCGTCGTCGGGATTATCTGGTTGGGCTGACCGGTCACATCCCGCCAGTGGGTGAGGAAGTGTACGTGGGACATGTGGGCGTAGTCGCCGGACATGTGCACATCCAACAAGGGGATGTTCAGGTTCTCGAAGCCGCGCCAGATCAGCGGCTCTAACCATGTTGAGGCACCGTTGTTCACGGTCAGCGCGGAGACGACGATGCCGCGGTTGTTGTCTATCGCCTCGAGGTATTCACCGAAGCGTGCGGTTTCGAAGAACACGTCATCGTCGTCGACCTTGACGAACAAACAGTCCCGATACTCGGGTTGGGCGTAGTGCCACCACACCTTGTTGAAACCGGTCCAATGGCATCCGCCGTGGAAGTCGTTGCGGACGGTGATCCGCTCGCCCGTGATGGTTTGCAGATACTCCGCGTCCTTGGGGTCGCGGGCGAGGTTCCAGATGTGGTATTCAACGTTCGGATGCTCAGCCAGTATGCGTTTGATGTACGGGACTTGAAGTTGCATGTTGGCTTTGCGGCCTGCGAACACAAAGAGGATGACTCGCAACACAACTCCCTTAGGTGATCCGAATCGCCCAAGCCTCATGCGAATGCCCAACCACACACCAGTTGATGCCGGTGCGGGCGGCGTACTCTCGCCAGGCTTTCATCTCGTGGTCTTCGCAGCCGTCGTAGCTGTGCCATTCGTCGAAGACGACATAAGTTCCCGGCTTGAGCTGTAGGTGCTCCAAAGCTGTTGCCGTGGACGAGTAAAGGTCGCAGTCGATATGCACCAAACCACACTCGGGGAACGTGAACCCCGGCAGGGTGTCGGCGTACCGGCCTATCACTAGGCGAGTGTTGTTGATGGCTGGTGGTTTATGCGCGAACGACCCCTTGGGGAACCCGTCGCGCCAATCCTCGGGCAGTCCGGTGAAGCTGTCGAACCCGATCACCGGCATGTGCTCGGCAATGATGCGGGTGGATTCGCCTTTACCTACACCGAACTCCAAGGCCACACCGGAAGGCCTTAGGCCGACCACGTGCCGCAGTAGCGAATAGTGCTCCGCGGGTGGGAAGTACGGGCCTAACTGGTAGTCCTGGACACCTTCGCCTTCCCGGTAGGGAAAGTACGGCCATGTTGGGTGCTTGTGGCCCCAACGGTTTCCGTTCGCCTCACACATCCGGGCACGCTCGGGAAGCTCAAACCGGGAAGAACCCGTGCGGTTTCCCTCGGCTTTGTCGCGCGAGTAGATCACGTTGTGTGATCCGCGGACATCGGCGAACGGCCATCGCGTCAACCCTGCGTCGTGGATTCTCTGCGACCAGTCGACGTGTTCGCCGCCGTGCGCCCCATATCCGATATCCATGCCGCCCACCGTGTCGATCACTCGACGTTCGGCATACAGGAGAACCCCGCGGGGGAATCCGATAGCGAAATGCTGCTCGTCTTGGTAGGTGACGCGGTGTCGGCCACCGCTGGGCCACTGGAACGACAGATGCGGTTCCGGCGACTCAACGTAAGGCTGCCACCACTCATCTACAGTGGGCCACACATCATCGTCAGCGAGAAACAGGTGGTCGCACCCCAAGTCCATAAGCTCGGCGATACAGCGGTTCTTCGCCATCGCTATACCCATAGGTGATGGATGGCGAACAACACTCACGCTAGGCACTCGATGCATTGGGATACCGCGCCAGCCCTCAAGGCATAGGGGCTCGTCGCTGCCGTCGTCCACAACAACAATCGGCACATCAGCCGACGTATGCTCGATCCAATGCGTCAACGCGTTGAGGAGAACATCCCTGCGGTTGTGGGTGGTGATCGCAACCCCGAGCACTACTGCCCCTCTTCACAGTGCGGGCAGCAGTCGTACCGGAGGCGGCGGCCGCAGTACTCGCAGTGCTGCACGGCCATCTGATCTCCCGTTTCGCCTGTACCCGTCGGGGTGGAGGTCTACGATCCCGCCAATGATCAAGATCGCAGCTGCAGCCGCCGTAGCGGCCAGCATTGTTTTCGCGCCCGCGGCGTACGCGGACGATGACGCCTACCTGGACGAACTGTCCGGGCAGGGCTTCCAAGTGATGTGGCAGTCCCGGCCATTCCTACTGGCTGCCGGGAACGGCATGTGCAACGACCTGCGCAACGGGGAAACCCCCGAACAAGTCGCCTCGCACTCCAACTACCCGAACGCGACACCAGCCAATCTGTTGGCTATGGCGCGATCGGCGAAACGGAACCTATGCCCCTAGGCTCACGGTCCAGTAGCTCATCCATGCGGCTGTAGGCCACAAGCTCGGCGTCAACATCACCCTCAGTACGGGCTATACGTAACCGCTGCAACGCTTCTAAAATGCGGAGCTGGTTAGCGGTGAGGGGCACGGTTAGAACCAGGTATTGAGAATGTCTGAAGCAGCGGCGTCCATCGCACGGAGCACGTCGCTGTACGTCGGCCAGATCTCCGGGTACTCGCCCAACGGTTGACCATCAAGCATGATTGCCTCCCAAAGGGATTCAGCGTCAGGTGAGCAAGACGGCTTCTATACCATCCTCTGCCCAGTCGTAATACCCGGCATATGAGCACGGGTAGCCGTTTGGGTTGTAGCGTGTGACTACGACGAAGTCCAGGTCGTCGTAGCCGCCACCATCCGGGTGTCCAGGCCGTAACACGGGTGTGTCGCCCGGATACTTCCCTAGCTCATCAATCAACTCAGCTACCGTCATACCTCAATTATCCCGTGTTTCAACGGGATCAGCGGTGTCTAGCGCAGCTATTGCAGCGTCTGCGAGTTTCCCGAAAATCCCCGGAGGAAGCTCGCCGTCTATCAGGTTGATGCTTGGATCGAAATACCCAAACGGTTCATCCCACTCTTTGAAAGCTGCCCAGAAGGCGTCGTGCAAAGCGGATGTCAGTCGGTTCCGCTGGTCGCTCATCCCGGATTCCGTACGTCGTCTATCGACGTAGGACCGAACATGCGGCGACGCTCCGAGGGCTCAACACTGCGCTTCTCGACCATCGACTCGATGTAAACCCGCTCATACGTTGCGATAGCTCGGCTTAACTCTTCATCCGATGTATCAGAAGGATCGAGAGAGAGGCCGAGTTCACGTGCCCGGTCTATATGGGCTTGGGATGGTTCAGTCATCGCTCCAACTCCTCACCGGAGTAGATGAGAAGTGCTGTGGCGCACGGCCAGTACTCGTCATCGTGGTCGCAAACCAACGTCGCCTTGGGGCACTCCGCGCCGCTACAGCAGGCGTTGTAACAGTTGTCCCAACGGGGTTTGTGTAGCTCCCGTATCGGCCTTAGGACCGCCCTCGCCGTCTCCCGGTCCCATTTGGTGGGCTCATGGACTTCTCCGTCGTAACCCCAGCGCTCATTGCAGATGATTTGAGCAGCATCGTCTTTAGGATCGCTCATCCCTCAATTTTACCGAGCTGCAGACCAAGTCGCGGTGTCTATTCAGGCGTGAGGGTGTAGCTTTCACCAGTCTGTGAGTCGGTGATGGTGGCTTCTATGGTTCCGTTGATGCGCTGTAGCCGCGCCCACACATGCTCGTCGAGTTGGATGGAGCCTTGGGGCATGCCGTCTTCGTGTCCCAGCCACATGGTTCGGGAGGTGTGCCGGTACTCCCGGTTTTGGTAGGTGAGTACCGCTGTGACGGGTCCATTACCTTCGATACGGTATGACACCTTGTCGAACATGTGTTCGATAGTAGAACGGGGGAGGCTGTAGGGGCAAGTCAATCCTCGAAGCGCAAGACGACCGCGATCAGGCAGTCCATGCACATCGATGTCGCGTCCGATTGGAAGACCTTTTTGCATCGCGTGCAGCAGGCTTCATAGGTCTCATACAGCGGTCCCGACCAGCCGGTTCCGATGTGCCGAGTGACGAGCTGATCGATAGCGTCGCCATCCTCAACGTCGCCAGCGCCGGACGCTACTAGGTGCTTACCTGACCAGCCGCAATAGTTGGCCGGGTCGCCCGGGTTCCCCTTGTGGAGCGTCCATGCGCCGCCCCGACTGCGAAAGTAGAAGGGTGTGCCATCGGCACCTCGCCCATCTAATTGGGCGGGGCATAACCCATATTTCGGGTAGCTCATACCTCAATTTTACTGCGGTGCAGCGACATCAGCGGTGTCTAGCGCCGTCCGAACAGGCTGCCGAGAATATCGATGGGGTTGGCCGCTTTGACCACTCCCCTGATCTCCGAACCGAGTTGGCCTAGTTCAGCTTCCGCGCTACCAGCGATACCGTCAGCGGACGTCTGCACCACACCGACAGCGCGGTCCACGCCGTCGCGGGCGATATCCAGCAGGCCGTCCATGAACTTCGGCACGGTGTCGTCAGGGATCTTCCTGTTCGCGATGCGCTCACACATGGCCACGAGTAGAGGGGCCATCGCGTCGGCTAGGGCTGCGAAGAATCTGTCGAGCATGGCGGCACCTCCACATTGACACTCAGATCGGCTGCGGCGAGTACCGCCTTGATGTCGGCGAGGTTCATTCCGTCAAAGAAGATCCAGCACCCACATGGGGTGCTAATCGAGCACTGCTGGCCGCATTCGTCACAGTCCCAAGGTGGGCAGTTTCCGCAGTGTTCCGGGCGCGGACACTCCCCGTCTTGCCCCACTTCCGATCCGCAACCAAGGCAGTTAATCGCGCTCATTGTCACCGCTCACGATCACCTGTTCTGTCCAGCTTGTTGGGTCGTTCTCGGGATCTACTCGACACCCTGTAGAGCAGGGGGCGTAGCGGATACGGCCACAGGGGATGCAGCAGCGGACACGAGACAGAGGCATGGAAAGAGACCTCCGTTTGGGCATAAAAAAGACCCCGACCTAACGAGAGATCGGGGTGGGGATTTGAAGTTTTGGGTTCTGACGCATACAAGCGCCGTTGGCGTCAGTTTACCAAGCGAGGCGCACCGGTTTTGTCAATAGGAGGCGGCGTGTCGTCTCGTAGGTGGGACTTAGCATCCCAGATCACCTTGGCATTACAGAGGGGGCAGTTATTGACCACGCCGTATCCGTAGATGTTCGAGCGGCAGTTCGGACATTCTCCGCCTCTTACGAACTGACTCATTTCATCCCCTTTCTACGCCAGGACCGGGATACGGTCTAGGTCATCATGCTCAGCATCCTTGACGGTCTCGGCGTCAAAGCGTGCCTGCAGGTTGACCCAGAACATCTCAGAAGTACCGAGGGCGCGGGATAGCCGCAGCGCGGTCTCTACAGTGATGGCGCGGCGGCCCTTGAGGATCTCGCCGATACGGGTCTGCGGTACCCGCATCGCCTTGGCTAGGGCGTATGGGGTGATGTTGAGAGGCTCGAGGAACTCAGTCTCCAGGATCTCTCCGGGGTGGATGGGTGCGAAACCGGACATCAGTCGTCCTTTACTTAGCGTATTCGTATGCGTATTCGTATGCGTATGCTTATTCGTATGTGGCGTATGCGTATTCAGATTCGTATGTGTATGCGTTAGTGGTAGTCACAGATCTCAACGTCGTCAGCTCCGTTGTCCTTCCATACGAAGCAGATTCGGTATTGATCGTTGATGCGGATGCTGTGCTGTCCCTCACGGTCGGCGACCAGTTTCTCCAGCCGGTTTCCCGGAGGGATGCGCAGGTCGTTGATGTCAGTAGCGGCGTCGATCAGTAGCAGTTTCTTGTATGCGGCTCGGGATAATTCAGGCCCGATCTTCTTGACGAACTGACGCCCCCACACCTTGCGGGAGTCTTCGTCTTTGAAGGATCGGATCATGTCACTAATACTAACGCCATGCAGTAATACTGTCAAGCGTCAGTATTAGCCCAATATTCTGTGATTGCGTGCAAGTCCTCAGCCCTGAACCGCACGGCGCACCATGGATTGAAGCGCAGGATCAGGAAGCCTGGGGGGTCCACTGACACTTCGGCCACGGCCCGCGTACGCCTCGCGAATCTCACGGCATGCCTGCGGTGATGGAACGCGATATAACCCGAAGGATCATGCGTCAAAAACCCTTCGCAGGAGTACTTGGTTCGCATCCCGTCCGCCCATAGGGCTGAGATCAGCTGCGCGATAGACTCGTCGACTCGAACCTCTGAATCATCCCAAGGGGTGTGGATCGAGACTTGCTCATGGATCGGCATCTCATCCCGCCTTCTTTCCCGACTCGTCCGACCGGTGGTGGGCGTCCAGCACATCCCCCAACCGGAAGAACTTCACATCCCCATCTACCGCACACGGACGTAGGGGGTTCTTCCGCCGTGCCGCCAGGGTCTCCACTCGGCGCTTGTTCAGTCCCTTGCCGATAGCGCCCATCTTGTTGGCCAGCTTCTCCACCTGACCGGCTGTGACAACGAGCCGGTTCGCTTCATGTACTCGCCCTCGGTCGATCACAATGTCATCGTCGGCGGGGATGTCTATCTGTCGCCAGCACTCATCGATAGCGGCTTTGATGTCCTCGTAGGCTTCTTCTGAACCTTCAGTGAGGGCTAGGGCGATCATGTTGACTCTCAGCCATTTGGCCAACGTGATGATGTCGTTGCCCTTATCCCACACGATCGCTCGCTGTTCACACACAAGCCTCACCCACGTACCCAAGCAGTTGTGCAGTACGTCAGCGGCGTTGTGTGCCCCAATATGGATGGGGACTTGAGACTCCGGCTTGGGTCGTCGGGACATACTCAACCCCGGCCTCTGGATGCGGGCCTGGCGGGTGAGGGTGACGGACAGCTCCCCGATCATGCGGGGGATGCTGGCCAACTCTTCACGGAGCTTGTGTTGACTGCCCTTATCTAAGAAGTAAGAATCAGCAACGCTCACTTGTCTTTAACCTCTCGACGCCGAAACTCTTCCCAGTCCCCTAGGTAATCCTTCGGTTGGTCCCACCCCCACGAGACCTCCTTCTTGTTGCAGTAGGTGCAGCGCCACTCCCGATCTATCCAGCTATACGGGCGGCGTTCTAGAACTTCGAAACCCGGCGGGTAGCAGCGGCGGTAGTCGTACCAGATCTGCTCTTCATCCTTGACGAGCAGCATGTCATGCGGTCCGCCTTTGTTCCGCTTGCACTTCTTTCGGTCTCTCGGTGACTGATGCTTGGGCTCTTCGGGTTCCATGTGGGCGTGACGGAACACCTTGGGGTTCTTATCGTCGGGCAGCTCGTCGCAGTCCCTGCTCACAAGGCTTCTCCGTTCGACGGTGGATCGTTGGCGAGTTCAAGCAATACGTCTGCATGACAGGGGGAATCGAGCGGACACCAGCACGCGAGATCACGGCCGCGGAGTTCTGGTAGAAGGCTCGGCATATCGGCGCGGAGATGATTCGACGACTGGCCCATCCACCTCAAGCCTTGAAGTTCGAGTGTAGGCCAGAATGTTGCGGCCTCCCAAGTAACCCATTTTCGATAGGCGATCACAGCTATAGCAGGGTTTGGGGCGTCGAAAGGGTTGCCCCACTTACTCGGCCGCCCGACGTAGATCGCACCTTCCGGCATCCGCCAGCCCTTAGTGCGCTTACGTTGAATCCGCTGTGGCATCGTCACTCCTGCCCGCTCGACGGTGGATCGGCAGCGGACCATATGTCTCGCCAGGTTTGTGCGTCCTCTAGCCACCACTTGCAGTCATGCGCAAGCGCACCGTTGAGCCATGGGTAACCACAATCAGGGCATTGTGTTTCAGCGAGCACTCCCCACCTCCGGTGGATCGTTCTCTGCCATATAGCGTTCCCAGGCGAGACGGCGAGTACGGGTGACTTCTCGCTGCTGCGCTTCGTAGTACTGGGAGCCCCATCCCGTCTTGCAGTGTTCGAGGTCTTCGGTCACTATCGGCTCGCAGCACTGAAAGTCGCATGCCGGGCTGCACATGGTCATAGACCGGTTTCGTTCATTCGCTTGCCGCGCTTAACCAGCCCCTGGAGTACGTCATACCACCAGCCCGTATCGTCCTGCTGTAGGGCCCATTCCGCTTTACGGCCCCATGCTTCTATCTCGTCTTGCAGCTCTTTAACGCGAGTGTTCAGCTGGCGATTCAATGTGTCGGTCACTGTCATTCATCCTCTGCGGTAAGGGCTCTATGGATTTCATCGGCCAAATGCGAATCATGCGCCCACTGCGCATCGTCCTCGGCGGTGCCGTCATAGAAGCACACGCTCGTCCACTTGCAATCACACCGCGACTCCCACGCTTCGGGTCCTACACATGAGACCTCGCCTCGATGCTCTCCGATGACGTCGGCGATGATTTGAATATCTAGCACCGGTATCTCCATACCCTCAATTATCCTCCGATACACCGACATTCGCGGTGTCTAGCCCGCTTTCCTTTCCTGGTTCCATCTACGCCTATCCTTCAATGACAGCTCCCCGTAAATACCGTGCTGGTCGTGTACCTCTATCGCGAATTGGAGGCACTGGAGTTTGACTGGGCAGCCGTGGCAGATTTCCTTGGCCCGCTTACATTCCCGGCTGCCGCCTTGATCTGGGAACCACCACTCCGTAGGAAGTCCACGGCACGCCGCTTCGTCTTGCCAGGACAGGTCAGCGACCAAACCCGTGAGGCATCCAACGATATCCGCGGCAACACTTCCACCGGCTATCCAGTCGGTAGGGCTTGAGTGCGTCATCAGCTTGCCTCCTGCCGTGTGGCCCTGTGTTTGTACCCAACGCGCCGAGACATCTTGCGGCACTCTGTCGAGCAGTAAGCCGAATGTTGATACGCGGATTGATATCGCTCACCACATACCGCGCACAGCCTCCATGGCCTACTCGCGCGCTTCAGCTCGTCACGACGCCGATTCTTGGGAATGGCGCGCCGTCGCTCGCATTCACGACACGAACGCTTGGTTCCACCGTTTGGACTTCTATCTAGCCTGGTATTTGAGTCGGTGAACTCGTGGCCGTATTTGCAGTGAGTCTTATTGGCCCAGTAGGCGGTGCCGTGATCGAGCATGTCTTGGCCGTTTTCTTTCCAAGTACCCCACGCGAGGTTGTCTTTGTGGTTGTTACGCCCATTCCCGTCTAGATGTCGGACCACAGCCCCAGGCGGACGAGGACCATGAAATGCTTTGCACACCAGTTGGTGCACATGCGCAGTGCGCTGAACCCCAGATCGACTCAGCTCCACTTTGTAGTAGTGCTTTCCGAACCTCTGCTTCAACACCCTTCCTCGCAGCGATGTCTTACGGCCCAATCGAGAGATGCTGACGCGGTTTATGCTTCGCACCCGCCCAGTGCTGCTCACCTCATAAAGCCCTTCCCATTCGGGCACCGGGCGCCAGATCTCATTGGACATCAGCTGGCCTCCCTGTTACGCATGATCTTCGCGCGCTCACGAGGGCCTAAGCCGCCGTAGATCCCGTCGCGTTCGTCGTTGACGATCGCGTAGGTCAAACACTCAACTCTGACTGGGCATGAGCGGCATATCTTCTTGGCGTATTGGTACTGCACGGTGATCGACTCGCTATCACCGTCGCCACGCTTATGGGGGAAAAACGCGTCCGGGTCTGCGGTGGCGCAGGACGCCTGGATCATCCAGGGCTCCGGTTTCAGGCAGGGTAGTTCCGCCTTACCGGAGATGATGCGCGGTCCAGGGTGAATATCGTCACGCATTTCATTTCCTCCAACGTGTCTCATGCGGCCAATGCCGTGGTTTCCCTAAATCCCCCTGCCCATCCATGGCTATCCATCTACAGGGATGTCCTTCTGGGGCACTACAGTCCGGGCACACCCGCTCGGAGGCCCCTGTTTCGGTGTATGCCGTAGGTTTCCGCCGGCTACCCGTGTCTTGGTAGTCAGTCATGAGACCCACCAAAGGCGCCACGCCTCTCGCTGCCAATCAACCCCCGCGAGTTGGGGAAAGACTTCTCGATAGTCGCTAGTCCAGAAGCGATCTCGGGACTTGATGCCCAACCGAACCTTCGACACCTCTTCGATAGCACGGTCTATAAGCTCATTCATTCGGTCACCGTCCAGCCAGACACCCATTGAGCCTTAAGGGTGGTGTCTTCATATTCCGCTACATCGCCTTCGGCCAGTTCGCGAGCGCTCTTGTTGGGGTGGAAGTTCCACACTTCGTGGTACGGGGTCATGTAGGAGCCGTCTGGAAATACAGCAGCCCACGTCCGGTTGAGTCCTCCAAGGGCTTTATCCACCTCGGCGGCAACGTGTTCGGGAGTCCACGGCACCAGCGGTCCTCCATGCTGGCAGCAGCACTCCCACCACCCATCGTGCTGCCCCCACTCGTTTGGTTGATGACGAAGTATCACTTCCGCTATGAGCTTATGTGCGTCCGAAGGTTCGTCACTCATCGCTCTAGTTCCTCTGTTGTGAAAATCAAGGGGTGGAGGGATTCCAGCAGATCCAGTTGTTCATAGAGATCTTCGATGACGGCTTCCAGCATGACTTTCCCGAACCACTCCTGTATCGGCCTCAAAGCCTCACGGGCAGCGGCTTCCATGTACATCCGGGGTCGATTCACGACGAGCTTCCGCGCACCATTCCCCTTGGGCCACGCCCGTTGTGCAGCCTCTACTGCCGGATCGGTCATTTGAACCCCACCGTGATCACGTTTCTCATTTGAGCACCGGCTCTCCATTGACCATTGGAACGAGAACATCCAGGGGCTTACCCTTGCGCGAGGCGCAGTCTGGGTCATCATGTCCGCCGTAGCAGACCTCATGGCAAAGGCAGTGGCAGACGATTCCGTGACATGTCGGCGTTCCGCTTCCATTCTTGAATCGGCGCTTGGTTCGACTCATAGTCCTAGTTCCTCACTTGGGTAGACCCGTTTAGCGGTCTCACAGGGCCACTCATCGACACATTCAGCGCAACAAGTCCAGGGCGTGTCATCGTGGATAAGTGGGCCAGGCTCGGGTTTGTGTATTTCCTGTACCGTCTTAGCCATCTCACGGGCGCCACACTCTGCCGCGTACCCGAGTGACACACCCGCCAATCCATCACCAATGCGCGCAATGGCTTTCGCCCTCGCTTCGATTGCAGGGTCAGACATCGTGAGTGTCATTCCATGAGTAATCGATTGAGCTGCCGAGCGATCGGCAGAAGTCGCGGAAACGGTCATATGCCTCACCCGAGTTCACGTACACCGTGAACTCTTCGTAGGTGTCTGTGTCGGGTAGCTTCACGTCCGAGTACCAATGATTTGGGTCGCTCAT